TATTTATTGGCACGATGTCACTAGGTATACCGTTAGCGTCAATCTGAGCTTGTTGATCTACATTAATCTCAATAAACTCAACTGCTTCTGCTCTAATCTCTTCTACAAGAGCCATCGTCTCAGGATATGTCTTTCCAGTGTTAACAAAGAAAACGATAGGTTTTTTAGCCTTGTATAGATACCAACAAGCTAGAGAATCTTTACCGCCTGAGAAAGCTAGTCCTAACATTATCCTGCGAACATTCCCGCAGCACCCATCGCAGAACCGCCAAGACCCATTAAGCCGCTTGTAAGGTTATTCTTTGCTTGCTGTCTTATTGCGTATTGATCCATCTGACCTTGAAACGTATCTTGTACGCCTTGATAGATCGGAGCAGCAGCAACATTAGATGGCTGAAAGCCTTGAAACTGTGGCATCTGTATCTGCGATCCGCTCATTAAGCCCGTGATCTGGTTTAATGGCTGATTACGCAGTGCAAGTTGCTGCTCAAGACTTTGTTGCTGTGCTGCATTGCCAAACTGAGCTAAATTAAGTTGCTGATTAAAGTTTTGTGCAACAGCGGCATTTTGTGCAGTCTGTGCCGCTAATTGGTTCTGATAGTCTTGTTGCAAAGCAGTATTACCCATTCCAGCGTTCTGCAAGGCAGCTTGGAACTGGTTCAGTTGAGCTTCATTACCAAACTGACCACGAGCAGCCGCTTGTTCAAATCCTTGCTGATTCATCATTGCATCAAGATTAATACCCTGAGCAGCAGCCTGTAGCTCTAAGTCATTTCTGTTTTGCCCCATAGTACGCATTTCATTGTTGTAAGCCTCGCCACCAGTGACTAGACCTTGATTAGCAAGACGCTGCCTTGTTGCGTTCTCATTCTGCGTTAACTGAGGTTGAAGCCGAGACATAATAGCTTGCTGACCAGTCATACCTGCGTTAACAGGCATTGCGGCTATTCCCGATGTGTCTATACCTTGCTGTAGATTAGGGCCAGCAACAGACCTCTGTGCGCTTCCAGCGTTAAATGCTGCTTGATTGACTGGTGAGACTGACTCTGCAATGCTTGTATCAATGCCCGGCAGGTTAGGATTGAACGGAGTTCCTAGTATGGTTTTAGCTTGTGCAACACCTTGCTGACCTAGCTCTGCGAGTGAACGCTCTACACCTTGTTGCGCTTCTAAAGTAGCTTGAGCGTCTGGGGTCAGTGTCTGCGTTATGGTTGGTGTGTACTGAGCATCACCAGTGCCGTAGGTAACTACCTGACTACCTAATGGCCCGTATGTATTAGGATTGGATAGTTTAGATGTCGCTACAGCAGACTCTAAGTTAGCTACGCCTTGCTGTTTAGCTGCTGCGCCATAGTCTGGCACTGGCGGTGGAGTTGCTTTCTTACCCATACTTGCCTCCTAAAAATTTACATTTATCTTTCAACAGCGTAAAAAATATCATATCACCGTTACTTCTCTTGATTCTGGCTTCTTCTGTAAAGCCCATATTCTTTACTAGCTTAATGCTTTTGTCGTTCTCTTCAGTGATCGGTACTACTATTTTCTCTACGTTACATACTATGAACGGATAGTTAAATATCGCAGCGATGAACGTCTTATTCATTCTCCCTGCTACTGCAATATGACAGGTAATGGTGGTGTCCATAAAACTCTCGTAGATCACCCCTGCAACTATCTGTCCTTCTCGTTCCAGCCCTATAGCTGTTGAATTGCAATGATACGATCCTGTGGTCTGCTCTGCTACCCATGCACCAACAGAATCACCTTGTACTATATGCCAGCCCATCCAGTTTGATACACTACGTCAGTTGCCGCCCATTCAAGTTGTAGGGTCTGTGATGCGCTTTTAAGGTGTATACCACCGCAATACCCAATTCCCGTAATCCCTTGAAAGTTATTAGTAATCATCAGCCCTTGCCCCCATGATGACGCATCCCATGTCCCTATATCCCACAACCCGTACGAGCTAGGAGAATAAGACAAGGCAGATGTAGGGTCAGTTATATCATAATCAATATTCATTGAGACTAGGACAGAAGGTAGTCCGTCCGTAAAAATAGATGGTCTAGCTCTAGTAAAATACTTCTTTATGCCGCGTTGCTCGAAGTAGTTAAACGCTTGCAGCACGTTAGTATTAATGTCTGTACCGTTATCTGCATAGGTCGAGTCCCAAGCCCTGCCTACAACTCCATTGCCGCCGAAGTAAGGATTATCTCCGAACGATTCCCAGCAGTTGGCTTCCCAGCCTTGAAACTTGCACCAAGACTTTGTAATCGTGTTCATTACATACTGCTCTTGATTGTTGCCCTCATCGACAGGCACATTTACCCATACAGCGTTATTCTTAGCAGAGTAATGTATCTGCCAGCCAAAGTTGTCTGCATACTGTATAGAAGCGGCAGTGAAAGCTCCTTGTATCTTGTTACTGAGAGCAACGCGAGGATCGAGCCTAGAGCTTTGTAGTGATGCTGCGAGGGGTATTAATCCATCGTATGTCATAATTAGAATGTCACCGCCGTACTTCATAAAGCAGCGATCACCAATCGGAGAGCCTAGCTTCCATACGCCAACCAATGCCCAAGTAGCAGAACTAGCTGGGTCAGTGCCAGAATAGACAATACACTCACCGTGACTTGTAATGAATACAAGATTGTCATCAACCCCGTAGCCAGCGTCAATCGTCCAAGTAGCTACGTCTACGATGTGACCGCCAAACTTAGCAATAGAGCTTAGATCAAGAACCTGTGCTGCACCGCCGACCTGATTGGTAGGCAAGTACCAAGCCTTTAATGTATCTTTTTGCGTAAACCATACCCTGTTCTTAAACAGAGTAATGTTGTCTAGTGTTGTACTTGTAACGCCTGTTATCGCTATAGCTGATATAGCGGTGATAGAAGCCCATGTAGTGCCATCGAATAGCAACGGAGCGTCTACACCATTGACTAGATATAGATAGCTACCGCCACCAGTAGTGACATTGATGAATTCCCATCGAGCGTTTGTTAAGCCTACCTTTACAGGCGCACCTACTGGCCCAGTTACAGTAACGTCATATATCTGTGTTCCAGCAATAGCGTATAGCTCCTCACCCGTCCCAGTCGAGTAGTTCATCAAAGTCTCAACCTGACCAGTAATGCCCGTAGCGTGGTTAGAGTACCCGCCGCGTAGAACTACGTTTGAATAGGATGGAAAGAAGTTAATTAACTCGACAGCATCCGTCTGCTCCATGTTCGCAATAGAATCACGAGCATTCCAACCGCCTACTGGGGCAGGTATAGAAGCAACTTGAGCAGCGGTTCTCTGTGCTTGAAACATTAGTTAGGATTCCCGTACCCGGTGTCAGGTATGTTGTCGTAGCCGATTAGCACTGTACCCGGTCTTGGAGCAAACGACAGATTGGCTGAACTCATGTCCTGAGCTATAACGACTTCCATCTCTTGCAAGAAGTTTCTATACATAGCTGTAGTATCGAAGCCCTTAGCCTCAAAATACTTCAGTTTCGTCATTAGAACGACTAAACGGTCTGGGTATATGCAGGTATCAGTGTCAACGGTAAAGCTCGTCTTAGCCACTCCTAGTGAGCTTTCGGCCCATCCATTGCTTCTATACTCGTAGCCTAAGAACTCATTAGCTGAAATACCGGGCCAGATTTGGAAGTATGCACCTAGCAAGCGCCAACGTATTCGTGGGCCAGTAGAGATGTAGCCTGATAGTAACCATTCCCATTGTTGAGCGTCGATTGGGCCAAGCATCTCCCAATGTTTGTCTTTATCCCAATGAGTTCTAGGTATTGTGTATTCGTAATCGGCTGGTAGCGTGTACTTTACCTTCATAAAGGTAACAGTAGCGTTTGTTCCTGACTCTGTGAATTTTTGTGTGGCGGTTATTGCTGTGCCGGAATCGACTGTCTGTATTTGGGTGTCGTTTGCCATCCCTACGCCAGTTAGCTGGTAGGTGCTGTCTAGTCCAGTAGTTGATGGTATTGCTGTGACTGTAGTGCCACCATCTGCCCATGTGCCAGTAGTGGTTAAGTATTCTGTGTAGAAGCGGTGCTGTTTTGTAAGTCTACGCCAGTCATGCTTACGGAGTAACTCGTACCCCGAAGCATTCATAAGCGCGAGAATTTGTATGATGTCCTGATTTGTATTGCCTGCAACCGATGTCGGGGTACTAACACCTAGTTCGTTTGTTACTTGTGTGACCAGTTGCAGCATCGTGGATGACATACTTTAATCCTCTTTTTTTGGCCTTCCCATTTTAGGCTTGCTTAGAAGAGCTACCTGACCTTTGAGAATCTCAATCTGCTTCTGAGCATCCTCGACAGCGGTAGAGGCAGCGGTCTGGTTTTGTTTAGCCAAATACGCCCTAGCCTTCTCTCTCAATGCAAAACCACTCATACCAACGCGCTGTAGCTGAGAATCCGTTGATGTTGCTACCTGCTCAACCGTTTGGTATTTTAGAATCTGTAGCTCTTCCATTTGGAACTTGTCGAACTCTTTAGGTTCGTCAGCATTCCACTTTGTAAGTGCTGTTCCGTAAACCTCTGCACCTTCATTGTTCTTCATCTGAAAGTACAGCCATTGCCTGACAAAACGCTCTTTGTGATCTTCCCGTACAGGCTGGTCGATTACTGTAGTCTTGTCACCCGGAATGTGTATTCTTACGAATGGCACATCCATGTAGCCTTCTTCTTTACTCTTGTAAAACTCAACGTGCAGAGCGTTATCTGCATTATTAATATCGCTATCCATTTTATTGTCCTTTTTGAAATGGTCTTATCATTGAGGACTAGGGAAGTCTCCCTCCCTAGTTTATTACGCTGTGGTTATAGAAACCCACGTGGTTGCCGATGTTGCATAAAATACTGCTGTCTTAGCTGTTGCCAGCGAAAGACTTGATGCACCTGCATTGATTGTACTCGCTACTGAATACGGGTACACAGTTACCGTCACGCCGCTATCATTACGAATTACAACTGTTGCACCAGCTTCAGTCGGCAAGAGACGAACGCCAGTAGATGCTGATGAGGTTGTAAGCGTATTGTAATCGGCAGATAGTAACAGTGCATCCGCAATCGTTGTTCCAAGAGCAACCAAGCCAACAGCGCCAGTTCCACTAATTGCTTGTGTGGACATAGGACTGTTACCTGCTCCTAAAACTCGTGATGGAATAGACATATTAATCTCCTTAAAGACTGGAGCGAGTTACCTCGCCCCAGAATTACATTACAACGGTGAAGTCGTTTTACGAACCCAACCGTAATCGCCTGATGCAAAGGCTGTGTCGGCAGTGTAAGTACCAGCTGTGTCCGTCACCGTGAAAGCTGAATCTACGGTGCAAGTTCCAGTAGCTACTGTTCCACTTGCCAATACATATACCCAAGTGTCGTTCAGAGTGCCGATCTGCGGAGTCCCAACAGGAAAAACCGCAGCCGTATCACGTTGAGCAAACATAGGAGTAATAAATCCTAATACGCCAAAAGTTGAATTAGCCATTTTTATATCCTCCTATTAAGCTAGCAGAACGCCGCAAAATTGCGGGCCGCTAGAAGTTAAATTTCCGGCAAATCCAATTAATTTTACGATCGCGTCTTGATTAACCGCTTGACGTTCGCCACCGATAGGTACGAAGTTACGGTTAGCATTCGGACGGAACATAATGTATTTCGTGTTCAACATCCACATATGACTTGCGGTTGCTGCTGAACCGATACCACCGTCCAGAACAACATCAGAAGCCATACCCGCGCCGTAATACTTGAGTGAGGCAAAACCAGACCCGGCAGTGCTGCTTCCACCATCGCTAATACGCTGAATGCTTTGCAGCGATTGCAGGTACATCCGATAGAAGATGTTATCAGCAACGATCAGATCAGGCTTGTCCGTACCCCGAATCAACTGAACAGCTAGTGAGTCCATGTAACCTTGAATGTTGGATGCTGATGTAGCCGATCCACCATCGGTAGTTCCGCTGAACTTAACTGAACGCCAGAAGCTATAGGTAGCACGGTTAATGCCGCCGTATGTTCCAGTAGTAGGTGCATCAGGTACAGCAGCTCCCAGACCAGTCAGATTTTTACCAGAGTTGCCAGTTCCGTCTAGGTAAATGTCACCACCAATACGGTTAGCCAACTGCGCTTCAGCAACATTCATACGACCGTCAAGCAGGTCAATGATTGCCTCTTTACCGCTGTTCTGAATCATCTCAAGACCACTGATCGAAACGGCAGCAGCGTATTGGGTGATAGAGAATTGAGCAGCACTGATAGGGCTGTTTTGCGAAACATTCAACACTTCATAGCCAGAATAGCTGTTGGTGTTGTTGGTTGCGCTGTCTGAGTACATAATTTCTTGCAAAATTACGTTACCACCAGAGAAAGTCTTAACATTGCCACGATCTTTCAAGCGGCGCAATAAAGCGTTGTTATTTGTCCTTGTGTTATGTTCAGGCTCTTTATCCCGAACCTGCATATTCCATTTATATGCAGAGCAGACTATCTCATCGCAAGTTTTATCGCTTTCTTGGTAGCACTAATCTTAGCACCGTGGCCTTTCGGCTTACCAATCTGCGCCAATCTACGCTTTAGGTTGCTTTCTGCGCTTGGTCTGTAGCCATTAGCTACCCTAGACTTTGCTGCCATTGCAGGAGCGTTTGGAGGCGGTCTAAACGAATACTCATTATCGTTTAGTAACAAATTACTGCCTCTATAGTGCTTCATCCAAGACAACTCGCGCTCACGTTTCTCAATCACTGATACTTCTGCTGGCATTGTCTCAAGTACCTTCATCTGAAACTCACCAGCGTGATCGTTCCACGC